CCATTAAGACATATCGGATTGTATTACCAGCTGGACGAGCTGCTTCGATAACTCTATCTATGTCATCAATTGGCTTAGCATCTGAATCCGACCATCCTTTTGTTACTCCAAATTTATTCGATGCAGGATGATTGAAGTTTACTCTAATACCAAGACCAGGATTATCATCATCAGCAACTAAAATCATTCCTGTCGATAAAGCTTGATGAAACATGTATTCAAGACGCTCCCAAATACCTGAAACTACTTTATTAGTATCAGCAAAAAGCTTTCTTAAAACCTCTGAATCTTGACCTCCAACAGCTAAAAGAATGTTTAATTCATTCATTGTAGTTTCGTTCAAAGCCAATTTCATTCCGATTTTCGGAATCTCACCATCTGCCTTTTTGATAGAATCTCTTTTTTTCAATGGTAAGCTAGAATCCATTGCTACTACATCAGCAGATACAACGGTATTTGATGAAGATAAAGAACCCCAACGAAGTGTTGGTGAGTATACTTTTTTCAACATAGTTCTGTGAAAATAAGTTAATGGATTTGTTGTTCCATTAAGTTTTTCAATAATTTTTTGGGCAAATATTTTGAAATATTTATCCACCCATTGTGGGAATAATGATTTTTCCATAATTCAATAATTAATCTTGAGTGAATAAAATGTGTGATAATGCAGTTTTTGCTCCAGAAGGAATTGCAGGTAAACCATTATTGATTACCGCTCCTTGATTAACATCTCCCGCTAACATAATAGACGCAAATGGTCTTTTAGTTAGAATAGTAGCAGTTAAAATTCCTTTGTAAGAATGACCTGAAGGTAAACTTCCATAAGCTCCATTTGAAATAGCTAATGGCTTGTAAACTCCTGTTGCATCCTCAACAATTATAACTCTACCCGCTTTTAATACTTCTTCAGTAACACCTGTAACATCCAATGTTTTACCTCCTGGAATATCATGGTCTACTTTTTTGATAATAATACAGTCCAAAGTTGTGTCAACTTGAATAGGTGTATTAGTTAGATCTCCCTTTGTGTTCGACATAATTTCTAATGTTTTTTTGTTAATAATTGATTACATACCTTCAACAATGTCACCCACTAATTTTTCATCAACCGCACCAGCTGGAGCACCTTGCCCAGCACCTGGTCCATATTGATTTGTATCAGCAGAAACCTGAACCATTTTTGAAAATACACCTTCCAAGCTTGTTATTTGCTCTTCAAATGGTGTTTCAGAATCTAGCTCAACATTTTTAAGCATAAATCCTTTTGTTTGTTCGTCAAGTTTTTTAAAAACTTCCGATTTTTCAAGTAATGATTTTGCTTGTTCTAACTTGGTTTGCTTGATGTTACCTGATTTTAAAGCCTCTAAATCAGAAGTAAGTTTTTCGTTTTGTTTCAAAAGAGCTTTAGCCCAAGCTGGAGCATCTTTATCCACTTCAATAGTTTCTTCCTCCTCTTCATCTTCTTTAGATGAATTACCATTTTTCTTTGCTGCAAGTTCTTCCGCTTTCTTTTTTTCTGCTTCAAGAGTGCGTGTTCTATCGTCCCCTTTTGCAATATCTTCGATACTTAAAATATCGTTGAAATCGTTAATCACTGCATCAATAGCTGCATCATCAGCATCATCAGATGGTTTACTCGCAAGTTTATCCGCTAATGCGTCTAACCTTTTTTGTGATAAATTAGCCTTAGGAAACAAAGCCTTAAGTCTTGATATCACTTTCGATTTTTCTACTGCCATAGTTTCAATGTTTTAAATTGTTGATTATTAGATTACAAATGTAACAAAATATGTTCTATTTAGATTTATTCTAAATAATTTTTTTAATATAAAAAAAACCGCTACTATTTGCAGCGGTTTTTTATCTAATTTAATTTCCAGCCTTGAAAACACAAACCAAATCTAGTTTGTCCGTTTCTGTCTGTATATTCATTTCCACGAATATTGACATTGAGACTTACACCGTGACCTACTGATAGGTTGTTTAATAAGTCAACTTTATCTTTCATAAATTCTACGGGAACCTTTTGAGGATACTCATCGTTAGTTTCAACTACTAAAATTTGTTTTTTCAGTTGGTTAGCTCCAATCAGTTCAACTTCTCCTTTGAAGTAAACTTTACCTTTAATTTCTAAGTTCATGATCTATTATTGTTTCTAGTTTAAAATTATTCAGTTAAACAGTTGGCGGAGTCATTTTTTGTACTGGATTTTCTTTTTCTATTAATTTTAATTCTGCATCAACATCTTCAACCAAATCCAAAATTCCAACAGATGTTTTACGACTTATGATTTTACTTTGAACAGCCGAAGTAAGCGTGTCAACTGTTTCTTTAATATCCGATGGTAAAATTGAATTGAATTGAATATCGTAATATAAAGCAGATCCTTCTTTTGAAAATGCAGTATTGGTTGTTTGAGTTATTCCTGATATAATGATATTTAAACATCTTTCGATGAAGGTTTTTGTTTCCAATTGCTTTAAAGAAGCCTTTACATTTGTAGCCAAAAACATTAATTTAACCGTTTTTTCAGCAACATTCCCTAATGATTTTAACTTGTCTAATGATAAATTAGGCACTCCAGAACCGTATGCAATTGCATCTTCCAACTTGTCTAATTCTAACTTATTGCTTTCTGGTGCTGTTGTGGCCTCCAAAAATTTAACATCTCCCATTACCAATTTACCTTCGTCGTCTATTTTAATTGGTATATTCATATGTTTACCACTTTCCTCTTTTAAGGGCATATTTTTAACATCGCCATAAGTTAATAATATAGGGTGTCCAGAATAATCATTTGCATCACCAAGCTTTGATAAAGCAACCTCATGTCTATCAACTGCGGATCTAACCGTATACCATTGCGGTTCGTTTTGATAATCATACACTACTGGTATTCTATCAAAACCGTGAGGAATTGGATTTGATTGAAGTATAAATCCTCCATCTTTATTGTTTAAATAGTAGTAATTTTTTTGGTCCCAAATTTGGACGTTACTAAGGTCTTTTCCATCCTCAGTAGATTTGTACTCCCACATAAAAGCTATCATGTCTCCGCTTGCATCAAAATAAGGCGTCATAATTCCTTTTGTGTTGTCAAGTACTTTGGCCTTTATTTCTTTAGCTTGTGTTTTCATTCCAAGAAACGCCAATACTTTATTTAGCAATGATGTTTTTTCGCTGTCGGCAATATAGAACTGAACAGCTACTTGGGTTTGAGAAAACTTTAAAATAGTAGCTTCTAATAATTTAGAATCCATTCTGTTTACACGCCAAATTTGTTTTACTAGCTTCGCCAAGTCATTGTTTTCAGAAGGTATTAACGTAACAGGTTTTCCAATAACAAAAGCAGCTAATGTTTCAACAATGTTTTGAGCATGGTTTAAATAGATTTTTACCATTTTCGACATCTTGCCCTCACCTAATGCTTTATCAATTTGAATCTTTTCAATTTGACCATCTCTTTGTTTTCTATCAAAGTCCTTGTACTCTTTAATATATTCTTCAATTTTTTTAACGTCTTTTGTCTGCGCTTTAATTTTAGTTATAGCTGATGACGGGTCTGTTTTTAGTAATTCTAATAATTCCATAATTCCTTTTAATAAGTTATATTTTTACTTTCTTCTTCACTCATTTCGTAAGTTCTTGGCTTATTGTTAAATGCCATGTGCCCATAACGAGTTGCATCCCAGAAGTGATTGAATTTATCAATTGGCTGGTTTATTGCAATTCCATTAATTTCTTTCATTCTATAATTTTCTTGCTCCTTTTTAGCGTGGGAATACAAATGATTTTTAACGATGTGTATTTTCTTTTGCTTCATTGAATTAAGCCAATACATTACACTTTTATTTTTACTGATTTTAAAAGCTTTCCATCCTTTGCTTTTAAGTGCTTTGACCATTTCAACAGTTCCCTTATTTTCACCTGTATATTTGTCAGAACTATCGCAAGGCAATGGCAATGATTTATCAATGTTTAAGGCTTCTAATAAATTGGAAAGCTCGTCTGGAGTTTCAATAGGTTCATAACATAAAAGCTCAACCCAAATATTATATTCATCTTCAGCGTATTTTACTGTAGCATTTGGATCTGTGGTAAATCCAAAGTCATTGGCATGTATGTGAGCTACATGGTCTGGGAACTTATCAATATATTCTACAAAAGGGAAAATAATTCCTTTCATCGCACCACGTAATCCTAGAGCATAAACCTTATGCATAAATTCATCTGCTGTACCATTTTGGATATTTGTAGGGTGTGGTGGCGGTTGATTTGTTTTTGAAACTGGCTCTACTTTTTTTGTTAATGGATTGTAGCAACAAACAACATTATTTTTGACGATATAAGAGTTTGGCTTCCAAGGGTCGTATGATAATATTTTGTTGCGTTCCTGAACAGATACGAATTTGTTATCAAGGTAAGTTGTACGTAAAAATCCAACATCAGGCCTTGTAAGAACTTTATCAAAAAACCAATGCTCGGTAACGCTCGGGTTATAATCAGCCCACCAAAACTTTCTACAACGCATTTCTGTCTGGTCAAAAACAGATTGATTGATAAACATAATTTCATTGAAAAAAGCATAATCACATCCTCCACCATGCTTTCCATCTCCAAGAAAATAAATAGTGCTTTTACCAATTCTAAAACTCTTTACCTCTTTGGCATTGTGAAATGGATTTGGAAGTCCGTAATCGTCTAGCCTTCTTTTGAAGTCATCATAAAGAGTAGTCTTAAACTCGTTATAAGTTTGTCTATAAATATTTATTGTGCAGCTTTGTTCAACATATAAGCAAAGCCAAACAATTAAATCTACACCGGACCATGTTTTACCAGAACGAGAAGAACCTTCTAGTGCGCATCCACGGAAACCGCTAATCAATTCTCCTCTCTCGTTGTAGTTTTGTTGAAGAATTGCAGAATGAAGGAATTCGTAGTTTGGATTAGTATTTTCGTCAAAGTTGGTTAGCCTGCTGCGTGAAATATCAATTTCCCTTTCTTTCAAAAGGGTTTCAAGTTCTAATATTTCTTTGTCAGTTAGCATTTATACTTTAACCTTAATTATTTCATGTCTTATCATGAAACTTACTTTTTCCTGCAACTCCTCTCGGTACTTTCTACCAAAAGACCTTTTGCTTTCATGCATTAAATTATATTGAGATATGATGTGCCTTTGCTCCTGTACATCATTAAGATTGTGAGTTTCTATATAGGAATTAATTAGGCGCTGCTTTCTTCTTTTTTCAGTCAAAAGAATTAGTCTTTGCCACGAAATTGTTTTGAGTTTTTTTAGCATATAATTTTAGTTTTCAATTTCGCCATCAATTAGAATTATCTTAGAATTATCTTTTGCTTGCTCATCTGCAAAATCGAGTAAAGCCAAGCCGATTAATTCTGGATTGGTTGTTTCTATGCCATCAATAAAAATTTTCCCGTTTGATATTTCAATCATGATTTTAGATTAAAAAAAGTAATTTACATCTGGTTTTTTATAAGAATTGAATTAGAAATAACAC